TTGATAGGTATTATTAATTCTATATTAAAAATATTCCAAAAATTAATTAACTCTGTTAAAATAAAATTAGAAACATTAAGTTTAACAATAATATCAACCAATCCAACATTTGCTGAATTATCACAAATAATAGATGAAAACCCAATTGCTGTTTCTTCTACAGAAGCTGAATACAGTAACGGAGAAAAACAATATATTATTAAAGTAACAACAACACCATCAGGCGCATTACAGGCTGTAGCGTATGATAAATTCAGTATGATGAAAATAACTCAAACAGCTCCTAGTAAACTTCGCAGGGCTGATGAATTAATTGATGAACTTAAACAAATATTAGGATAATAAAATATTTATAACTATGAAAGCAGACACATTTATTAAATTATTACGTAAGGTTGTACGGGAAGAAGTACAACAAGTAGTAAGAGAAGAATTAGGATTATTACTTGAAACACCAGTACCTAAACAAACTGTAGTAGAGACTAAACAATCTTCTGTAAAAAATTCAATGGTTGATTCAATTAGATCAACAAGACCAACACAACCTCTTAAACCAACTTCATTTACTAACAATAATGTGTTAAATGATATTTTAAATGAAACTGCACAAGGTGGTGAATGGAGAACAGCTATTGATGGTCAATCACATATGGCTCAAGGTTTTAATGGAGGAGCAGCAATGAGTGAACCTACAGTAGTAGGAAGTGTAGATCAAATGTTAGCTAGTACTAGACCAGCAGGAGATATTAATGCTGTTAAAATTGATGTAGTACCTGATTTTAGTGGTTTAATGAGTAAAATGAAACAACAAGGACAAATATAATGTTAAAAAGACCAACATATAGACTCAATCCTTTAGATATAGGACAAGCTAGAGGTATAGGCATTAATGTTTTATTTAACAATGACACTAGTGTGTTTAACCAAACATTCACTACTAAAGAACAAGTTAAATCTAATTTAATAAACTATATACTAACAAATAAAGGAGAACGTTTATTTGATCCTGAATTTGGGGGTGATTTAAGAGCTACCTTATTCGAACCAGATACATCTTTTGATAGTGTAGCTGCTAGATTAGAAACAGAAATATACGCTTATGTTCCTAACATCATTATTAGAGACATAATTGTAAAACCATTCTCAGACGAGAATATAATTAACATAGTATTAAATTATTCTATAAATAACCAAGATGATGAGTTGGTGATAAATGTTTCAACACAAGACTTAACTAAATAATAATGGCAAACGTACCTGATATAAAATATTACAATAAAGACTTTACAACATTAAAGCAAGATCTAATTAACTATGCTAGAACTTACTTCCAAAATAGCTATATGGATTTTAGTCCATCTGCTCCTGGAAATATGTTCATTGAGATGGCTGCTTATGTTGGTGATGTATTATCCTTCTATACAGATAATCAGTTACAAGAAACATTATTACTATACGCTCAAGAGAGAAAAAATATTATAGCTTTAGCTTATGCTTTAGGTTATAGACCTAAAATAACTTCAGCTGCTTCTGTTCAATTAGATGTTTATCAACTGATACCATCAGATGGTTCTCCTAATTATAATCCTGATTTTAGATATACTATGAGAGTAGGTGAAAACTCTACAATTAAATCTATATCAAATCCAAGTATAACTTTCTTAACTCAAGATGTTGTTGATTTTAAATTTTCATCATCATTTGATCCAACAGATATTAATATATTTCAATACTATACTAATACAACTAACCCACAATATTATCTACTTAAAAAATCAGTAGAAGCAATATCAGGACAAATTAAATCAACTACATTTACTTTTGGTAATCCAATTCAATTTCCAACTGTTACTATCAATGATGCTAATATTATTGAAGTAATAAGTATAACAGATAGTGATAATAATCAATGGTATGAAGTTCCTTATCTAGCTCAAGATACAGTATTTGATGAGTCACTTAATTTACCTATAAACGAGCCTAATTACTATACTGAAGATGATAACTCTCGTTTTTTACTTCGTGTTAAGAAAGTACAAAGACGCTTTGTTACTCGTTTTGATGATGATAATAATCTAATGTTAGAATTTGGTAGTGGTGTAGTTTCATCAGCTGATGAAGTTATAATTCCAAATCCAGATAATGTAGGTATAGGTTTAGTTGATGGTATTAGTAAGATGTTTATGGCTTATGATCCATCTAATTTTCAATATACAAATGAATATGGTATAGCACCTTCAAATACTACCTTGACCGTAACTTATTTAGTAGGTGGTGGTTCATCTGCTAATCTACCTTCAGATGATATAGCTTTGAATAATTCTGTTAGTACAACAATTGACAGTTATAATTTAAATCCATCATTACTAGCAACAGTACAAGGTTCAATTAGATTTAACAATCCTCTTCCTTCATCAGGGGGTGGACCAGGTGAAACAACTGAAGAAATTCGTTTACAAGCGTTAGCTAACTTTCCAACTCAAAATAGAAATGTCACTAAAGCTGACTATTTAATTAGAACACTTTCTATGCCCGCTAAGTTTGGTTATATAAATAAAGCTTATGTAACACAAGATTATTTAGTAGCAAACGATACTGATAAGCAAAATTATATTAACAATAACCCATTATCACTTTCAGTATATATTCTATCTAATAATTTAGAAGGTAAATTAACTAGAGCGTCTAATGTTGTTAAACAAAACTTAAAAACATACTTATCATACAATAAAATGATGAGTGATGCTATATTAATTAAAGATGCTTATTATGTTAATATAAAAGTAAATTTTGATATATCATTACTACCAGCATATAATTCACAAGATGTATTAACTAATTGTATAAATGCTTTAAAAGAATATTTTGATGTTCAAAAATGGCAAATAAATCAACCAATAATATATTCAGATGTATATAACTTAATTGGAGCTATTAAAGGTGTTCAATCAGTTATTAAAGTAATTATTGAAAATTTAGCAGGGGGTAATTATTCTTCATATGGATATGATATACAGGCAGCAACAAAACAAGGAGTTGTATATCCTTCAATAGATCCATGCATCTTTGAGGTAAGGTACCCAGAGTCTGATATTTATGGCCGCATAGTAACTTATTAAAAGTATGCCTAAATTTATAACAACCATGATGAATTCTTCAGAAGCTAATGCCTTAGGTATTACAACAACATGCCTTGCAGCTCTAAATAGTTTCTTCCAAGTATTTAATCCCTTAATAACAGGATTGTTTTATATAGCTTCTATAACTTGGCTATGCATTCAAATTTATTATAAGATTAAAATTAAAAAATGATGAACTTAGAAAAATTAAAAGGACATATTCCAGATACAGTAATCGCTCAACTTCCTGATACAATTGTTAAATTTGAGTTAAACACACCATTGCGTTTAGCTCATTTCCTTGCTCAAGCTGGACATGAATCAGGTGGATTTAAGTTAGTGAATGAAAATTTAAACTATGGTGCTAAGGGTTTAACAAGTATATTTAAAAAATATTTCCCAACAAATGATATGGCTTTACTTTATGAACGTAAACCAGAAAAAATAGCCAATATTGTTTATGCTTCACGTATGGGAAATGGTGATAAAGCATCAGGTGAAGGATATAAATTTCGTGGACGTGGTTATATCCAATTAACTGGAAAAGATAACTATAAAGCATTTGATGCTGTAGTTGCAGAAAATATTCTTGAAAATCCTGATTTAGTAGCTACAAAATATCCATTAATGTCAGCTGGTTGGTTCTTTCATAAAAATGGTTTACATAAATTAGCTGATGGTGGTGCAACTGACGCTGTTGTAACAACAATTACAAAACGTGTTAATGGAGGTACTATTGGATTAGCTGATCGTATTAAGCATTTTAAGGAATACTATGCTTGTTTAGCTTAATCTCTATAAACAGCCCATATTTATACTAGAATAATACTAAGATAAATGGGTGTTTATAAAATTTTTCCATCACAGGATACAACAATCTATACAGACTACGAAACTTTAAATGCTGGGATAGACTCGATATTGGACTTATCAAAAAATGCTCCATATCTCTATCCCTCATCTTCTACTAGCCGTGTACTAATCAAATTTGATAATGCTGACATAGCAGAAGCTGTCGCTAAATCAGGCGCTAATTTCACTGCTTCACTTAAGCTATATAATGCCCATGTAGATGGAATACCAGCCAATTTTAATATTGAAATACACCCTATATACCAAAGTTGGGATATGGGTACAGGACGTTTTAATAACATTCCTGAGACAAGTGATGGTGCAAGTTGGAAATATAGAAATGCAAATCAAACCAATGCTTGGACTGTAAGTGGTTTACCTAATGGAGTTACTTCATCATATTATAGTTTAAATACTGGAGGATGTAGTTGGTACACATCTAGTGTAACTCAATCTTTTGATTATTTTTCAACTAAAGATATTGATGTTAATGTTAGTCGATTTGTAGGATGGTACACAGCTAGTGTAATACCAAATAATGGATTCATAATACTGAATAGCACATCAGAATCAGCTACAGGTACAGGATCATTTGAATTTGATTATAACTATATTTATACATTCAATTTCTTCTCTAGAGACACTAATACTATTTATCCTCCATGTTTGGAGTTTAAATGGGATGATAGTACATTTAATTCCGGCTCAACTCCATATATACCAAATGAGGAGATAAATATATCTATTGGTAATAACAAGAATATATTTTATGATAATGAATATGTAAAGTTTAGAGTATATGCTAGAGAAAAATATCCTCAAAGAATATATTCACAACAGTCATTATATATATACAATAAATTACTACCAACAGCATCTTATTATTCAGTTATAGATTTACAATCAAATCTTAAAATAGTTGAATTTGATAATGTAGCTACTAAATTAAGTAATGATACTACTAGTAGTTTCTTTAGAATGTATATGAATGGATTAGAACCAGATCGTTATTATAAAATACAAATTAAGTCTACTATTGATGGTGGTACTTACATTTATGATGATGATTATTATTTTAAAGTGTTACAAACTGTTAAATAATGAGTGAACAAGTTAAGATACAGAAAACCATATATGGTCTTCAAAGCTTTAACAATGTTATAAATACAGATTTTTCTGAGTTAATAACAACAGGACAGCCAACATCATCTGCTTCACCAGACATGACTGTTCCTCAATTCTTTAATGAATATGATATTTTATTTTATGAAATACCACCTTCAGGATCAGATGACTCTCATTTAGCTTTAGCTACTAGAAGTTTAGAATATATAGGTGTATCTTTAGATGACCTACAAAATGAAATTACTGAATTAAGAGAAGAAAATATCGACTTAAAAAATCAAATATTATTAGCTTCTCAAATTAACCCTGGAACATTAATATAATATGTCAATAACAGTTACTAAACTATCCTATTCTAATAATATCCTATCTGGATCTGCTTCAGTACTAGTCCCTTCAAGAGACATGGTAAGGAATTTTGGAGCAGATGGAGATTTTGTTGAAATGCATGTGTCTGACCCCGCGGGTAAACATTTATATTCTGTTATTCCTTTCACTAACTATAAATGTT